GGAGTATCTTCCACTTCAGTATGCGCTCCATCGTAATTTCGGCCATGCTTACTTCTTCCCAAAGAATTTAGTAGCACTACGAACGCCAAATGAGGCAGCAACGATAACCCCCAAAGAATATTGATACCATTGCGGCATAGCCTTGAGTTGCTCGAATCCATTAGCTACGACTCCCTCCATGCCCGGTATGAACGCAAGGATCAACGGCACCGAAAACAAAATGACCAGCCACTCGTCTTTCCACGATGACTGGCTTCCACGTGCCATTTCCAAGTCCCATTCGAGTTCCCCCGTGGCCTTCTTTTCCATGATGGTCGCTTCGGCTTTTGCCCTTGCGACTTTGGCCCCTGTCTCGGCTTTTGTCTTTTCGACCTTGCCCTCTAGCCACGTACCAGCTAGATTTGCTATCGGGCCGATCAATGCAGTTAGCATTTCCACCTCTTCCGCGCCTGTCGTAGGCGGCTATTCGGATTCTTTGCAGCCTTTGGAAACTTCTTCATCTGCCCAGCAGAACGCGCACAGAACGACTTACGACGCTTGGCATCCTTGCTTCCGGGCTTGACCTTGCCCGTGACTGCAGTCTTCAACTTAGAACCGGGGTTCTTACGACGATACGCAGCCACCCCGGCCTTAGTCATGCCAGCCCCTGCTTTCGTTGGCCGAAAGTTCTTTTTGTTACGGGCTGGCATTTTGTCGGCTTTGCGTGCCATCATCTTTTCCTTGCGGTTTGTGCAGCACGCTTAAAGTTGCCCTTTGTCGGTGCGCCTTTGCTACCGGCTTTGATGCGACGACGCTTGGCTGCAATGTTGGCATATAGTCCGCGACGTGCCATCTGACTACGCCATCTTTACGAGCTTGTAGCCCTTTGCTTTGGCAGCAGCACGGATCGATGCAAGGGTCATTGCGCCACCACGCTTACCGCCCTTTGCCATGCCCTTGGCCTTCATGGCCTTGCCACCCTTCTTCATCATCATCTTACGGCCACCGCGCATACCGCCTTTTGCCATGCCTTTGGCTTTGGTCTTGCCGCCGCGCTTCATGCCTTTACTCTTCATCGTCATCTTCTTCATAATCGCTCTCCGCATAGAGGTTGTCGAATACCCGTGCCGTGTCACTTACGTAGTTCGGGTCTTGTTTCGAGTGATGGACCCACTGACTTGGAGCAAAGTCTGGTGGTCCTTCGCCTGTCACAAACCACGCAGGGTTGGTGACTCGTACTCTGTTGTTGGGTAATGCAACGATGTTGCCTGTCCATTTACCCGCATCGAGTAGTTCTAGCACATGACTCTGTTTGTGTTGTGCAGGGTCATCTGCTACTTCTGTGTCTGTGTAATCTACAGTGAAGTAGTATTTGGCAGGATAGAACTCTCCATCTATCTTTGCCAACCACGGACACGGTGTGGCTCTGTTCAATACAAACACCGAGTGGTGATGTGACTGACAGTCCCACGGCTGGGCTAAGTACGTTGGCATAGGTTCGGGCCATTCGTCGAAGGGCGTGTCACCTACGAGTGCAGTGAGAGGCATACGCGCCCACATTGCACCGCCATGTACATTCTCTTCCTCATCACACCCTGTAAACAATACCTGAAAGGATAGGGTACGCATCGGCAGAGTTGTGACTGCTATCACCATTGCATGTAGAAATTCACCGTGATAGCGGTCGTGATTCGTTGTGTATTCTCTACGTACCCATGCTTTGAAGTAGGGTACATTGCTTGTTATATAATTCATAAGCCAGACTCCTGTCATTTTCCCGGCAGGGGTTCCTGCTTATATCATATATAAGTAAAAGGGTCAAGGGGGCAAGACGCCCCCCTGACAGGTTGGTTAGGCGAACGATGCCGCCGTTTCAGCAGTACCCATCTCTGCAATTACTGCAAAGACACGGCACTTGCCGTCGAAGGTTGCCGAGTTTACGATCATGTCAATCGTGTCAGCGGCAGTATACAGCTTGGCTGTACCTGCTGCGTTGTTGATCTCGTGACCTGTTGCCGTAGCATCCAGAGCAGCAACATACAGATCGTCGTCAGAGTCATCGCCCAAGTCGATAACACAACCAGAGTTGGATGTTGCAGTCAGAATCTCCACACCCGCCATAAGGACGAGAGTGTTGGCATTCATCTCGAAGACTTCAATCGAGTCGGAAGTCGTCAGGTTGGTGGACGAGAAGTCCAGAACAACCTCGATGATCTGCGGCTTGATGCCAAGAGGGACGCCTGCGACAGCGCCAGTTACAGTGTAAGTAGCCATTACTAAGCCTCCCTATTAGTCAGTCTTAATGACACCCTGAACGATGGCTTCCGGGCGAATGACCTTACGGCCAAACACGTGGAGACCACGAACGATGTCACTAAAGGTTTCAGTTGAACGGACAACCTCGGTCTTCGCAATGTGCGAAGCGGTAGCCGTTGAGGACATGTGTCCAGCAAGAACAACGAAGTCGTTCGTAGTGTCTTGCGAAGTGATGGTCACAACGTCAGTTCCCGAGTTGTTCAGGGCGGTGGACTTGTAACAGTTGAAGCCAGCAATGTTGCCAGCCATTACAAGACCGTTGCGGAGCGGCGAGGTGCCGTCACCGGTTACCTGAACTTCTGCGAACTTGGCACCGGCCTTGAACGCATTCTCGTAGAAGATCGGAGGTGCTACAAACCAGCGGTTCTCTTCCGGAACAGACTGGTCGTCAAGAGTACGAGCCATCGTCATCAACAGGTTGACGGCAGCGTCCTCGTTACCACTACCCGTGATATCGATGGGGCTGGAAGCCGTACCAACAGAGGTGCCGGTGTTACCAGCGCCATCTGCCATGGCCTGCAGGATGTTGGCATCGTACTTACGCTTCAGGGAGAATGCTCCCGAGGAAGTAGCGAGTGCCTCGAAGTTGACGTGAGACTGACGCTCTTCGATGTCGTCAATCTTGAATGCAAAGGCGTTCGCCTGATCGACCACCATGGTGATCTGATCGTCAGCGAGGTCTTGCGGGTTTACGACCGTGCCGCGTGCATAAGAGGAGACCGTGATGGTCGGCTCTTTGATGATGCGGACGGTATCGCCAAAATTCTCAATTTCGCCAGCGTAGTCGGTATTCGTAATGTCTTCTGCAACCGAAGCGCGACGGAAGAATTTGAGAACTTTTTGGCTAAAAATTTCCGGTGTAAAGTTACCGGATGGCAGGTTATTATGACCTGACGCGCTATTGAAAGCCATTAGTCCATCCTTCCTATTTGGAGGTTAAGGTTAGTTTTCGTAATCGATTCGGCCCTCAACCCGTGCGGCATCGAGTTCTGCTTCATGCTTCTCGAATTCCCACGGCTTCATACGACCGATTTCAGAGGCTTTCCAAATCCGATCAGTTCCCTTTGCTTCACCTGTAATGTCACGTGCCTTTGGAGAGTTTACAGCCGCTGCAGCAGACTCGCTCTTCTTGGCGCGTTTCTTACCTGTGATGCCAGCATCGACCTTGTAGAGGTCAAGAACACGAGATGCCCACCGGGCGTCAGTGTTGTTCTTCAGGATGCCGTCAGAGATATTCTCGGGTTGATCTTCTAGCCACTGGAGGAAACGCTCATCCGTACGCAACTCGTTAAAGTCTGGATGATTGTTTGTTAGTTCTTGGTATGCGGCCTGCACCCGTGTGTTCTGTTCCTTTTCGCGGATAGTAGCGAGTTCTTTTTCTAGTTCGCCTGCCCGTTCACCAGCCTTCATGGTTGCAATAGTCTCGACAACGTCGTATACGTCGGGGTATTGTTCCTTGAAAGCGTCTAGTTCTTCGGGAGACTTAGGCAGAGCAATGTCTTGTTGGCGAGTAGCTTGTGAAAGGGTCGCCGTCATTTCTTGCTCTTTCGTCTTAAACTCTTCTACCTTTTGATCGTAGTGCCGCTTGAGATCGTCGTAACGCTTCTTGTAGTCATGTTCCGCTTTCTCTGCGCCCTCTACGAAGTTGGGTTCGGATTGCTCATCCGACTCTTGTTGCTCCGCTTGTTGCTCCACAACTTCATCGTCTTCGTCTTGGTATACTTCGTCTCGATATTTACCTCGATAAAGAGTGTCGTTGTTGATGGTTCCAAAGGAGTCGTTGGGTTTGTTGGCACGATAGCCACGAACTTTTTTTGCCATTTGATTTACCTCACATGCGGGGCCACTTGGCTGTGGGTAGCCGCTCCGGTTGTGTCAGGGCCGCACTGGCGGGTAGCTGACTAATTCTTTGCTGCCTTAAATTTTTCCTTCGCGAATCATCTTATCGTAGACTCGTTGTTGATCAGGAGATTCAGGCGCAGCTTCGAGAGCATAGTAATCATGCCCTCCAAAACTTGTTACATATCGTGTTTCAGGGTTGTTTTCAAAACGAGGTGCCATAGGAGCATCCGGTTTCGTATAATACATTACGTCAAATGGAAGAGGTAGATTTGCTTCGTATTCTGGATTAAGAACATTGTCAGAAGCAATACTAAGTTTTGTAACGCCTTTGGGCGATTTACCATCTACTACTTCTTGTATTCGGGTGCCTAACAACGTCGGATCAAGACCGTCATACTGGAACATTTTAGTTCCTGTTCCTCTGCTTGATCTGTGCTTCAGAACGTCTGCAATATTATTTACGTCTTCAAATCTTTTTCTATTTGTTTTAGCTCGATTTACAACTGTTTGCATCACTCCCATCATAGACTCTACAGAGTCTGCAGATGCGCTAGTTTCAGCTAATCCTACTGTGAAAAGACGCTCTTGATCAGACATAGAATCAATTAAATCTTCAACATCTTTACGACGTCTTTTACTTTTCAAAAAAGTTTGATACTTTGATTTTAACTCGGGACTTAATGGTATGTTGCCGGTGAATGGGCCTTCTACATCTCTTTCTTCAATAGTAGGTTTTGGTTGTGGCATAACAGTAGGAAGAGTTTTTCCCCCTTCTTGATAGCCGTTGATGAAACCGCCGTCTGCAGCAGCTTGCCGACGATCTACCTCGGCCTTGCCCTGATCATTTATCTTTTCGAGGAAAGAGTACCCAATGCGTTGGGCTTCTTCGGGTTCGATGACGTACTCGCCTTTCGACAGCGCTACGTCCATCAGGCCGCCTTTGTTTGCTTTTATTGTAGCATTTTTATCTGAATTGTCAACCCCCTTGGGTAACATGCCTGCTTGTTGTAATTTCTCTACGGTGGGGGCATTGAGGACAAAGGAGCCTTCACGCACCTGTGTCTTGACTGTATCGGCTACGGTATCGCCCTTGGCATAGTTGTCGGGAGAGCCTTCGACGAAGCCTGTCTTCTGTACCTTGCCGCCCTCGCTCTTCTTTACAATCCCGCCCTTGCGGTATTGATCCACGTCCATGCCGTCAAACAGTTCTTCACCAAGAACGCCTCGCACAATCCGTGCAGCGGATGTCTCCATGAAGTCCTGCAGTGCAGCGTAGTCCTTCTTGCTTAACTTCTTTACGCGACCTATGATGCGCTGCTGATACTTCTTCATTTCTTTAGACACAGAACAATCCTCCCTACAGCGTAGCAAACAGGCTCCCAGAACGCTCTTTCAATGCGTCCTACCGGATGTCGTTTACCTTTCTTCTGCATCCAAATGTCTGCGGTGCGCCGACGAGCGATGCCTTCCAAGATGCCGCGAACAAACTTGCGGGTCTTGGTAGTGCCGCCATATCCGTATGTAACGAGGGGCTGGAAGATAGCGTGATATCCTGCCTGATACTCTGGAGCCATGTCACGACTGTGTGCCAACCAAATAGCTTGACGGAACGAGCCAAAGCCATAGGCTTGGTTCATAGCTGTGCAGACAATTTTGCCGCCACCGCCGCCGCCGCCGCCGCCATCGTCGTCGTCACTGTCATCAGACGGGGGAGGACTAGGTGAACTCCCCAAGCCGGGACGCTCGTTGAATGCGTCCACAGGCGCACCTGATCCTATGCTGTAAGAGGTGCCAGACGGTCTGTCATCGTCATCACTGTCGTCTTGAGGTGGCGTGTACGTTACAAAGTCAGGTGGACGAGATGGTGGAGGAGGGGGTGGCGGAGATGCGTCAGTCGTGGTTGTTAATGACACAGTGGCTGTAGGGTCATTAACTGTTCCGTATGGACCAGAAGAATCTATTAAGTCCTCATTGTATTTACTCGGATTAGTTAGTGCATCAAGAAAACCGGGGTCTCGTTCAAAGTTTGAAGTGGGTGCAGCGGGTGCAGACGGAGTTACTGGTTGATTGAAGAGCGTAGTGGGGGGTGTGCCCCCGCTCTGTCCAACGTATGCGTCTGTCCGACCTACACCTGTGCCCCCTATTGTGCCAGACATATCCAGTCCTGCCTCAAATCCTGCTGCTTCAGGGTCGATTCCCTGATTGATTTTGTCCACAACATCAGGCGTAGCGGTAGGTGGTGGCGGGTCTGGATCATCCTTGGTCGGCAATTTTCCGCCCACCAACTGCGTCGTGGGGTTCATGTCCAACAGTTGATTTATGACCTGCTTACGTTGATCGTGTGTTAGATTTGGAGGTAGAACACCAGAAAGAACGTATCCCCCTCCAAAAGGCGCAGGAGATACACCTATTATTCTTCCGTTCAACATGCCGACAGCGTTGCCGACTTTACCCGCCTGTTGATTGTCTTCGATGCGTTGCAGATTCTTTAAAGATAAAGCAGAGCCAATTCCCATTGCTCCGCCTAGACCGACCAAAGACATGGCCCCGCTTAGTGGTCGTGGTGCGCCACCAAACTGATCACCAACGCTTCGAGTCATGCCTGTTACGTTAAGAGACCCTCTGTATGATCCCGGTCCGCTAGGATCGTCATCCCGAGTCGATGTGGAATAGCTTGCAGGATCGGTGTAGTCTTGCACCGGACGAAAACGATCACGAATGTCCATGCGGGTGTCGTCATATGCACTAGGCCGAGCAACTTTCGGACGATCAACAGAAGGTTTAACGCCCCCTGCTTTCTCCGCAAGGACAGAACCGATAAATTGAGATAT